CGCTGCGGGAATAGTCTTCGAACGCGAAGGTGGCCAGCTGATGCATCACCAGTGGTTTAACCCCTGGCTCCAGCTTGCGCAGCGCCGCCACCCGATCGCACTTAGTCAGCGCATACTGGGCCAGCAATTCAATCGCCCTCTCCCGGTCATTGTTGCTGATGCCCATTTTCCCGAGAAAAGCACTGTAACCCAATGCTGCCCGTTCCTGCGTCATGCCCATAGCGGCCATGATATCCGTCCCAGTTAATGAGTCTGACGCCGTTGCACGCGGAGAGTCGCTAATCATTGTCGATTTGGCAAAGTGATATTTGAGAGTGTTTTCAAGGTTCATGCGGTCTCCAGCTCGGTAATGGTGAGTTTTAATTTCCCGCCTTTAACGACAGGCATTTTCACAACGCGATAATCGATTACCTGGCTGTCATCCAGCCAGAATCCCGCCTTGGTCAAAGCGTCAAATGCAGCTTTCTGCAGGTTATCCAGATCGCGGCGTCGGCGGTCGGGCATGTGACATTCAATTCGGATTTTGAGTGGTACAGCTGTCCGAATATTAAGCCGGGCGCTTCGAATGAGACTGGCGACCGCATAGCGATACGCGACGCCATCTGCGCTAATGTGAGTGCGCCCGCGGTTGTGCCGGTAATACCGGTTGTTGCTCGGCGGCCAGGGCAAAGTGATTTGATATGTTTTCACATTCATCCCCACATCCGGTTTCGCCAGCGGCTATCCGGGCGCGCTGGAGTATTTGAGGTCGGAAGGAATGCACTGACAGTCCAGGTCACGTAATCCTGGTTAAGGCTGCGCTCAACTCGCACGCCGCGCGCTTTGTAACGCTTGACCAGTTCGTCGGCCTGTTCGGTGCTACAGTCGGTATGATGGAACCATGTAGACTTCATTCGATCACCCCGCGAAGCCAAGCAGCTGTGCGGCGACATTTTCTGCCTCATCGCGACTGCGGAATGAACGGGACAGGACCCACCGCCAGAGGACATCAAGCGCAGCTTTATAGAGTTGCTGAAACTCGGGCTCGTCCATGTTGGCGAATGAAATGCTGCGAGGATGCTTTTTGAGTGTGCCGTCAGGTAGCTGAATGGCATCAAAGTGCCCTGCCTCAACGATCACCCAGGAGCGGTAAGCATCGAAGGATTTGCACAGGCTAATGCCATTCGTGACGCGCCGGTAAGCAACCTGCTCTAGATACTGCTCAGCAGCATCGATCAGCGCGCCCTCATTCCCGCCATACGAAGCAAGGAACTTGGCGTAGCCAGTGATCAGCTTCCGCTCGTTACTCGAGATAGCCCCGCCGGTTGGTTCCCAGTATTCAAAACCGAGATTGAGAAGCGCGAAAAAGCGTCGGTGGAATGCCGGGTTTCGTACACGTCTGAACTCGGCCACAAGAACATCGCCGAGCCGGGTTTTGGATTGCAGGATATCGCTGGTCTCGGGAGTAGCCGGGATCAGTATTCCTGAATGGTGTTTGATAAGTTGTAATTCTAGCGCCATGGTTCTCTCCGTGGCGCATCAGGTATAGGGTGTTCAGGCCTATGAAAGAATAATATCAGACGGTGGTGTAACTCGGTACCCCAGCCGTTTTGCAAATTGCATAAACCCGTTGAACGTGAAGATTTCTTCCTCTTCGAGTAACGGTCGTAATGAAACTATTCCATTTACTCGATAAACCAGATATCTCCCTTCCGCCGGGAAGCTATAGATAACTGCTTTATCGGCCCTTCTGACCACGTCGTACCATTGATCATCTATATTAAAGGCATCTGTACTACACACTATTTCCCCCAGAGCGACTTATTGACGCGGTAAACAGTAATCGGGAACAGCCAGGGGAACGCAAACAGCGATACTCTTTGAAACTGCTCCAGTAAAAATCACGCGATTAATAAAACCACTCGTCCGCGCTTTCCCAAGTCTCCTGCACGATATGTTCGACCTCTTTCTTGTCGCCCCCGAAAACAGTCAAACCGTCATTACTGGCAGGCTTAATGGTAAGCTGGCATTCATCGAACTGTTTGCTGAGTCTTTTCAGCAGTTCTGACTCGAGCGCAGATATAGCTCCATCAGGAAGTATCTTCATGCGATCAATGGTTAGCTCGATTTTCATTTTTCCCTCCGCGATGAAACACTGTATGCATATACAGTGTATATATAAACGTATCTCACGGATTTTGCAACAAATAAAAGGCACAAAAAACAAACCATGATCTTCGTTACAAGCTTGATACCACTGGTTATGCAATGACTCACTACCATCTCAACCAATACGAAATCTTGACGCACTTTGAGTTAATTCGATACGATTGCGCCCTCCGAACGGTTCCCATTATTTTATTCCAAGAACAAGTCGTGCGAAGAATTTATAGAGAAGTAATGGGTCAACATCTCGTTTAAACTAAGCAAAGTAACTTTTCCGAGACGGATTTTGATTGCATATATCGCTGGTCTCGGGAATGCTCAGGATTAGAATACTTGTATAGTACTTGATGAGTTAAAGGGCAAGCGCCATTATTTTTCTTCGGATGCATAAGACATAGGTTGTTCAGACCTATGTAACAATATTATCAGATGGAAGAATGTGCTGGTAGTACAGGGTTTTGACAAACTTCATAAACGCGTTAATGATTAAAATTTCATTAACCGTAATCACTTGACGTTATAAGATAAATCTGTTTTATGATGAGACAGGAATCATCCAGTATCAGAGAAGCCATATATTACTGCTTTATGGGCCCATCTGGCGACACCAACCGATGGGAGCATGAATTGTAAAATATCGAAATAAATGACTCTTCCCATCTGAGCGATAAATTGATAATTTTTATCGTTCCCTGTAGCAGTTATAAGGACTGAATTAAGTAAGACTTTTAAAACCAACATTAAAAAACTCGGCATTTAATAATTGTCAAGACTTACTTAATTACCGTTTAAATGCTTCAAGATACTTTACTATTTTTGATACTACCACAATTGAGAGCATAAGTTGAACACAAATATATATTTTTATTACTCACCTAAATTGATAGGTAAAATTTTAAAAAGGTAACTGCAAAAATTGTATAGTCATTGGTGAATTTCAATACCGGATGTATACTGCATCCGGTATTGTAGGGAAATTCATCTATGAGGCATCACGAAAAACGCAAGTAATCTCTTTTGGATTTTCTTTCCATATATGATCAAAACCACTCGAAAGCATCACTTCTATTTTCCCTTCAGGACTTTCAATGAGTAAATATCGGTCATGACAATTAATATATTTTTGATTCGTATTAGTTTGGACATTCCATTCTGGATGAACACTACGTGCAAATTCATTATTTATTTTGCTACCATTGCTAGGCGCAGTTATATCCGCTGCAATTTCGCAAAACTCAATGATAAGAGGTTTTTTTGGTAGCACTGAGTGAAATAAACTACATGTATTCTCCCAGTTCTTGGCGAAATAATTATCGCAAATGGTAACTTTCCTTGCATTTCCACAAAGCAATTTAAGATAACTTTTCAAATGAACTCGATTATCTGAAGGACTCAAGGTTACTGTCACTTGATTATTTACCATCCCTTTTCTGTAATGCACATAAGGGAGTTGCAGACTTTTATCTTCGGTTAAAATAATTTTCAATAACGACTTTGATGCCAAAGTGACTAGATCATCATCGCTTTCAGGTCTATTTGCAAGCTCTGACAAATATTGTCTATACTCTGCATCAGGTATATTCATACCTAAGTTCTTGGCTGCAACCCATTGTTTTTTATTAGTTAAATAGGGCAAGACAAGTTTTTTATGTAGCCTTTTAACTTTATTTTTGTCATCCATATTTTCGTATGCAACCAATAATGGAGTATCCAGCACCATCTGATAAGCCATTCCGTTACCTCATCTGCATCAAATCATCTAAAGTCGCGTCAAAAAAACCTAAAGGAAACCCGGTAACTTTACCATTTAGGTCAGTGAATTTTCCGTTTTCATTAATTTTTAACGAAATAAAATCTTCATCAACTTCTGGTTTGTAATGTAAAACAACTTCTTCTTCCTGAATTTCGTCTTCGTATACCAGAAAAGCAAGCTTGTTAATTAAGTGTTCACAATGAGTTTCTACTATGACCTGAATTCCTTTACTTGCAATGAAAGCTAGAAATACAGCTAAGTGCGCTTGTGCTTTGGGGTGCAACTGAATTTCAGGATTTTCCAGAAGAATTAGATCCCCCTTTTTAGCCATAAGGCATAGGAGTAATACTTTTGCGATATAACTCATCCCCGCGCCCAAATTCAATGGCGAAACATTTCCCTCAAGCTCTTTAATGGTAAAAGCGACTTTAACTTGGTCACCAACTTTTTCAGTGACTAATTCAGATGTCGTTCCTGTAATTAATTTCAACCAATAGGATAATTGATAGGCCAAAGTAGTCGATTCGCTAGCTTTCACAAGATAGTCTGGCACTGGCAAATGCTTCATTTTATCAAACGTTGAAAAGAGGTACTCACCAGCCCCTCCTACACGACGTTCTGAAACTGGAACTAATTCTTGGGCGCCTAAACGGTTGGCGTTCAAATAAAGCAATTCCGGTTCATTGCCAATAACTCTAGGCTCATATTGATAGCCAAGCCGACTAATAATATCTATACCTTCTGCATTAAGCGATAATGTGTGAGAATTCTTTTCAGAGTCATGCACATCTATGCTTATAGCTTTCGCATTTATTTTTTTATTTCTTATAACTGCAAAATCAGCTAAGAAACGTGTGACATCCTCCATACTATATTGATTTACTGAAGCACTATGCTTAATTAATAACATCAGAGCCTGTAACACACTCGATTTCCCGGAAGAGTTAGTCCCGGTTAATATGGTTAAAGGAGCAAGCCCAAGATTAGTCGAGTCCAAACTTTTAAAACCTTTTATACTAATGTGTGTAAGCATCTTTTATCCTTCCTATCATTTCTCGAGCAAATTCAAATCGCATATTTACGTACTCAGTGGTATCTATAGCACCGGAAAAAATGCCTATATCATCAAAATTCTTTTTATACTGTTCTACGAATGCTTTTAAATCAGTATCTTTCGGCAAAAGCTCTAGCTTAATTTGGCTAAACACCATGACCAAAACTTCAAATAGTCCCATATTTATCGGTCGTCGTTTTGCACCCGTTTTGGACGTGAATCGAAAAGCTTCAGTTCCTACTGAATAAAAAACGTTCATCATTCCGCGCATACAGGCTTTTTCAGCTTTATCAATTAGTTGCTCGTCGGCTTTTGTATTTACAAACTTCATCACCGAAGCAAGGAAAGCATCTATGTCCGAACGGAACTCAATTTCAGGTAACATTCCGCCAATCAATAAATAAAAAGCTACGAAGCGCAATACTAAATAGCGATCTCGCATTCTGTCATCTTTTACACCATCGCCAGTAGAAAGTTTAAATGCAGTACTTTCTGCCAACCGTTCTATCAAACGTGTCGCCTGTCCCTGATATAAAGCATGACGCATTTCCTGTTTGTTAAGATTCATACCGCTCCGGTTAACACGTTCAAAAATATTAAACTTCACATATTCTGGCGTCGGAGGTTGAATAACATAGGAGTGTAATTGGCAGTCCTCTAATTTCGCTTGCAGTAAAGGAGGTATCGCCGAGAAATATTTCCCTCTTAAATTAGGTAACATAGAAAGTTCAGTCAATGCAAATTCATTATTGATATAACGTTTCAAGGCAGAAATACGCTGTTTACCATCAATAATTTGACGTGTGCCATTTTCATCTTCAAAAAGATAAATCAGCGGAATCGGAATACCCATTAAGATAGATTCTATCAACTCAGATTGACGCTTACGGTCCCAGACATCTTTACGCTGAAAATCCGGTGCCAATACAAGCTGTCCTCGACTCTCACGCCGGAGCAACTCAAAGACACTCGATTGTTCTTTAGCAATCCTAACTTCAGTGTCAGTACCCATCTGATGCGGATGTGATGTTAACTCGAGTCCTTCTTGATCCTCGAGTTCAGTAGTATCGTTTTCAACATCCGCATTATGCATACTTAGATCGCCTTCTATGAAATTCTAGTATAATTTTTCCACACTTAAAGGCTCTGACTCCAGAGCTCCTATCATGTTCAATTATACCCTAACTCGCTATCTTACTGCGACCTTAGAAGCAGTATATGTATTTCAATTAACAAGATGATAGACTTTCAAACATTTCCCCACTTCCTGTAGTAGTCGCATGTATCTCGAACATGGTATGCGAATGATAAGCAGGTAGCCCGCTGCGGAAATGCGGTACCGCCGCCTTTAGCTGAGGTTGAGGTAAGGGCTAACCTACTGGATCCTTGCATGGAAAGTGAGATAGCTACCTGATGATAATCAATTTTCGCGTGGAAGCGTCATTGTGGGGCATACTTCACGCCGCGGTAGTCTCTGTCGATGATTTACCACTCAGGGAAGCCCTGCGCCCGGTATAGCTCATGTGGCTGCAGCATGCGCATGCCAATATCTCCGCTGCGGTACACCACGCCTTCGATGGTCTCCAGCGCAGTGCTGTCCGGGCCGCAGTATATGCGCAGGAACTCAAGCGCCAGTTGCGCACGCTGCTCGTCGTACCCGTCCACGGCAAGCAGCGGTTTCACATCCCCCGCCTGCGGTAAATGTCGCCATTGGCTGGGGTTGCGCTGCTCTTTCCAGCAGCTTAAGTGAAACTTCTAGGGATGAAATGTCATCGATGCGTGGCGATTGTTGAAGGACATTCTGTTGGCTAATTATCAACAGACTTTTATAGAGAGTGAAAACTTTGAATTACACGACTCAAAGGTCTTGGAAAAAGAGTGTTAACGGTTAAGGATGTTAGCTATGTGTTACACGCAACCTATAAAACAAACACCAGTAGTTGACGATTCTTACGCAGATTGCACGATATCATGTTGCGCAATTCTGACCTTTCATTGAAGAAATCATCACTCGATCAAATTTTGAATTTTTTTTCTTAATTATTGACATGTCTTCCAGGCCTTACGGTACGAGGACTTAGCCTTTTTTACCCTTTCACAACCTCAATTTAACGTCAAAATCAACCCTTGTGCTGAAAAGATTCCTTACTAGAATACTCATCATATAGCGCAAATATTTTTTGCAAGCCCTATATGTAGTATTTAAACATTTAAATTTTTACGGCCTGCCGGAAATGAAAAAACCCGGCTGATTAGACCGGGTTCTTCAATTGGTAACTGGAGGTGAGAACTCCACTTACCGTGCCAAATGTATCTGGCGACTGAAGTTAGCTTAAACAAATGAACTGAATTCTTCAAGCGAGGGGACGGAACAAGAACACTTCTGGACAATTTAGAGAACCTTGAAGGTTGATATACAAGTAAAATTTTTTGCCAGGGTTTTTGGTGATTCTTAAACCCCACCCAACCCAAAATCGTGCTGAATGTATCTGGCGACTACTGATACAGCAACTGCAAAGGCAAGCCCAGGGGTATTTGCGGCGAGGCGCGATGAACAAAGAGGAAGCGGCATGGCATTGCTCCTGCTGATCTTTAAACTCGCGCCCCCGGTGACGGCCATCATTACGGCCCTGCTGGGATACTTCAAAGACCGCTAACCCTAAGCCCAGGAGGCTATTATGGTTGCATTGCTGTTGAAAATCGTACCGCCGATGTTCGTGATCATTAACGCGATCATCGAGTACGTAAACCAGCGCCCTTAAGCCTGGTTTGAAAAGGCCCGGAGTAGTGGGCCTTATTAACTTCGTTACAGCAGCTCATCTGGGATTGGTTTCACACCTGAGCTTTCAATGAACTGGATTATCTCCTGCCCAGTTGTGCTCCGACCAATGGCTACCGCATAGACGTGCCCGTTATGCGGAAAAAGGTCAACCTCAAACGTTTTGAGGGGAGTGCCTTGGCTTCCATGGCCAGCAGCCTGAACGGTAACTTCTCCTACAAGCAACTTTTGTTTGGGATAATCGTCCGTCTTGATCTCCCCATCGAGACCACGACCAATGAATAGATATTCAACTTTCACCTTCCATCCTCCTGCTTCTGATAAACCGAATCGTTGCCTTTCAGCTGAGTGATAGAACGTTACCGATAATACCGTAGACGCTCAATAAAATACTCTCGGTACTGCTTGTTCTCGGGCCACCTACTCTGCGATAACCGCTATGTTCAACCGCTCTTTGTACGCCACTCAGGAGGACGCTAGGTCAACGTTAACCTTGTCACGCTCTTCCTGTGGCTTTGCAGCAATATTCCAGTCATACATTAGTCAGCAGTTCTCCCGCGCCAGCGTTTGTTACTTTCTGAGATTCGATCCGTATCGACGGACTCGACCTCACCTTCGGAAAATCTAATAGCATTTGCTTTATTTAGCGCAGCCCTGGCTTCTTCTTCGGCCTTACTGAAATGCACCTTCTTTTTTCCCCTGAAACTGCCAACGCGGATTTTGGAAGAGGTATGGGCCTTGTGCTTGCTAATCCGTAACTGTGCCGCTAAATGGGCTTTTGCCTCGGTTCGATTCGCAGGTTTCTTCTTGACCAATTCAAGGTCTAATTGGTACTGCTGCTCAGCACTTAGCTTCTTCGGCTTCATGATGTCACTCTCAAACAAAGTCCGTTTATCATAGAATAAAAGGCCCCTAAGGGCCTTGATTTATATCTATTCGGATTTTCATCAGCTTGTTTTTCACTTCCCCTCCTGCTGCGATGCTGCTGGAAGTGGCATCTAGAGAGTGATTTCGTCTTCCCAGACAAATTCCTCCGCGAAACCCCGACCTTCAAGCCGAGGAGGAAAGGAGGTGGTTTTCCTGCTAACTGTTTTTTGCATAATCACATTTTCCTCTTTAGTATGTGAAACCATGAAACGTGCATATAAATACCGGTTTTACCCGACACCAGAGCAGGCTGAGCTATTAGCTCAGACGTTCGGTTGTGTACGTTTTGTCTACAACTCCATCCTCCGCTGGCGTACCGATGCATACTACGAGCGAAAGGAAAAGATCGGCTATCTACAGGCCAATGCTCGCCTTACGGCGCTCAAAAAAGAGTCTGAGCACGCCTGGCTTAACGAGGTTTCCTGTGTACCTCTTCAGCAGTCTCTGCGCCACCAACAAGCTGCCTTTGCTAACTTCTTCGCCGGACGTGCCGCATATCCGGCCTTCAAAAGCAAACGGTACAGACAAGCCGCTGAGTTCACTGCGAGCGCGTTTAAATACCGTGACGGCAAGTTGTACATGGCAAAGAGCAAGTATCCATTGGACATTCGCTGGAGCCGTAAGTTACCTTCAGCACCGTCAACCGTTATCATTTCCAGAGATTCCGCTGGCAGGTACTTCGTTTCCTGTCTGTGTGAATTTGAGCCGGTATTAATGCCTGTTACCGCTAAAACTGTCGGCATTGATGTTGGCTTAAAAGATTTATTCGTCACTGACAGCGGATTCAAAACCGGCAATCCCCGCCACACGGATAAACATGCGAAGCGACTGGCGTTGCAACAGCGCAGGTTGAGCAGGAAGAAAAAAGGCTCAAAGAACCGCGCCAAAGCACGCTTACAGGTCGCCCGACTCCACGCAAAAATCGCCGATTGCCGGATGGATAACCTGCATAAGTTGTCCCGCAAACTGATTAACGAAAACCAAGTTGTTTGCGTCGAATCCCTAAAAGTGAAAAACATGATTCGCAACCCGAAGCTGTCTAAAGCTATAGCTGACGCAGGCTGGAGCGAATTTGTTCGCCAGCTACAGTACAAAGCGGAATGGGCAGGACGTAGCGTTGTCGCTATCGACCAGTATTTCCCTTCTACCAGACGTTGTAGCTGTTGCGGCTTCACCATGAAAAAAATGCCCCTTGATGTTCGTAAATGGACTTGCTCTGAGTGCGGAGTAGCCCATGATCGTGACATTAACGCGGCGCGTAATATTAAAGCTGCCGGGCTGGCAGTATTAGCCCACGGAGAGCCTGTAAATCCTGAATCGCAGCACGCGGCTTAGGTTCGGCTCGTTGAAGTGGGAATCCCCGTCCTTCAGGGCTGGGAGTAGTCAAGACTGCACTCCTTTGCGAATTTGAGCGGCGAACTCATAGGCGGCATCCGGCAGAGAACGGTAATAAGCCTTAGGCACAACAAATTCGCGGTACGTCGCCCGCCCCATTTTTTCCAGTGCTTGAATTACGGTTTCCATGGGAACTCCTATCAAATTAATCCAGCGCTTTTGCGTTGTTCGTATTGAGCCTTCAGCATTTCTGCTGGCGTAGGTCCGCTTGCTTTAGCGGGAGCGGCGATCGCGCGGCGAACTGGTGGGATGGGCTTACCTTCAGAGACACGTTTCTCCCAGTCTGCGAGACATTTTGCGGCCGCCTGGTGCAACTCCTTTTCTGTCATCTGGCGATCGGTTCCTCGGTGCCGCAACTCGAGGCAGATATGGTAATAAACCGGCTTCGGCCAGGGATACTGCTCGCTGCTCGGGTACCGGAACACCAGCTTGCGCCACTTCCAGTATTCAGCCATCACATCAGCGACGGTGATTCCCAGTACGCTGCGCCCTTCCCTGCACCAATTGATGAACTGGCCTGGCGAAGGCAGGAATGGGCGCTCCTGGCGCCGTACCATGCGCATGCCCGCTTCAACCTGCTCCAGAGTGGTAATCCCGTTTTCTTTGAAGGCCAGCACCCACTGACGGCGAATCTCGTTCACGTCTTCCTGGCTGCGATTAACCAGGCTTGCCGGGAACGTAGCGGCCAGCTGAACGAATAGCCCGTTGATAATCTGCGCCACCTGCTGCGTTTGCTCGCGTTCGGTGTACTGCTCAGGCATGTTGTGCGCCACACGGCGAGCCTGTTCCCGGTCAAAATTGCGAATGCTCTCGGCAAGATTTTTCATTCCAGCACCCCGTCAATCCAGTCGGTGTTATGCAGGTCAATACCGCCCCGCGATGGCTTTGCCGTTCCGGTAGCGCGTAGCCGTTTGGTAGTAAGCTGATCCCACTGCTTGCGCAGACTCGAGGGGCTCAGGATGTTGTCTTTCCAGAACTCATCCCGGTTGGCCCACTGGAACAAGTCACAGATTTCGTAGTGAGTACGCTTGTCCTGGACACGCATAAGCCTGATGGTGTTTGCCCATTCAGCCCAGTTTGGTTCAGATAGCGATGCGTTGACGGTGAGAAGCCTGTCGAAAATCCAGCGTGCGGCCTTGAGGTCGTCAGCGGATCCCCATGATTTACCTGCAGGGGTGTATATCCCGGCGGCTGCTTCTGGATGGCGTGAGAGAAACTTTTGAGTTTTCTGGTTTCGGGATTCGTCAGAATTCCGAGACGAGGATATTTTAATATTGTTCTTGTTATAGTCTTGGGTGTCTACCGTTTCCGGGAAGGTTTTTCCCGTTTTCGGTAACACTTTTCCCGATTTCGGGAAGACTTTTCCCGTTTTCGGTTTGTCTAAAATCCAGGCAGAAAGGTCAGTATTTATACCGACCGTTTTCATCACGCCCTGCTTCTGACTGAAGATAATTTTGCGATCTGCGAGCGATTTGAGCGCATCAGAAACATGCGAATCACTCAGCCCTGTAAGCTCGGCGATCACCGTGTTCGTAACGCGGTCTTGTTTCTTGTTCCAGCCGTAGGTAAGCCAGATCACCGCCTCAAAACACTGCCACTCCCGGCCTGACATTCTCAGACGAGGCTTGAGCTGTTGGATCTCGTTAGCGACCTTGGTATACCCATTCGACAGGTCGGCCATACGACCTCCCGGTTGTTCGGTTCTGTGGGGGAAATTGATAATTTCAGCTGTGTTTGACATACTTATCTCCGCAATTACACTCCGTTTTTGCACCTGAAAGCCGTTGGTGTTCGAGCACCGCGGCTTTCGCCTTTTCTGAAGAATTCACATTGCCCCCAGCATGGTTGTGACCATCGCCAGCAGAGGCGCTGTTAGATCCGGATCGACACGGAACATTTCGAAAATCCCCTCGCCTAACTCCTTCAGCTTTTCCTTCTTCGGTGCATCGAGCATCAGAGCTTGCTTCGCCTCACTCACCTCTTTCTCCAGCCTGGCCATCCGGTAGGCAAAGGAGTCGTTTTTAACGACGCGGTCGCGGTACCGAAGCGGTAATACAGACATGATCGCGGGCACCAAGTGTTCGACGTTCTTTCGGTACGATGCGGAGTCTTCTTTGTTGTCGAGCCAGCGGAACAGCTTCACGTTCCAGACATCGGCCTGGCCTGAGAAATCCACTCCATCAAGTTGAAATTCTTCCGCCGCTTCTTGGATTTCAAGTGCAACAGCTACGCGCCCTTCTGCCGCCGCCCAAGCTCGTACCGCTGAGCAGATATCGCGATGATCGATATCCTTCACTGCCGATTCGCTTTCATGACATGGGAATATCAGTCGATTAGAGGAAGCTCTGCTACTCTGTTGAAATGAAACAGTTTGCATTGTTAAGGCTCCTGTTTAGGTAAACCGTCTGTTGGGTTTGGATAGAGATCGGGGCGCAGTTCGTGGGGAGTTACGCCTGTCATTTTGAAGATTGGGAAGATGTAGCTTGGTGGGACAATCCCGTGGTCACGATTCTTCCAATGACTTACAGACATACTCGTCACGCCAAGCGCGATACTGAGCTTTCTGGCTGAGCCAGCGGCTTTTATTGCTTTGTCTAATGCGGACATGGTCTTCTCCTGCTTGCTGATAGCAGAAGTAAACCACAGATTTACAATCCATGCAAACTGCGGATTTATTGTATGTATAAACCAAATATTTACAATGACGACATGAGAAAAGAAGAACCCAACGCGGTACTGGTACAACGCCTCGCCGAAATCAATGAGCGCGGTGTTACCAAAGCAGACATGGCACGCATAGCCGGAGTTACCCCTCAGGCGGTCAACGGCTGGTTCAAAAAGGGCGTGATTAGTAAAAAATCAGCCCTAGCCATAGCTGACTCTGTCGGAATATCTGTCGCATGGCTGCTCGGCGAGGACGTTGGTGAGAAAGACGGACTGAAGCCGGACGAACAACGCTTGCTGGAGCTCTACCGCCAGTTGCCGGAAGAAGAGCAACAGAACATGCTCCGAATCTTCGCGCTCCGCCTGAAAGAGTTGGACGAGTTGTATGAGAAGTACATGAAGGGGCGCATCCGTTCGCAGGGGGATTGAGTTTTAAACCAAGCAGGGTAATGGTCGCCAGCCTCGGTATGCACACAGGGAAAGTGATGATTTTTGTTTTCTAATTTGCGCCAGTTGTCCCGTGTGATTGGGAAGTGCTAATCAGAGATAATTAAGGGGTTACTTTGTTAAATAACAATCCTTCTGAGGATGGCCATCAGTCGCCCACAGAGCCTCGCCCGCTGTTTGGCCTCGAAATAGAGGAGTGGACACCTCCAAACGGAGCCACTGGGCATTTGCGGAGTTTTGCTATTGCAAACGATGGTTTGGAATATGCAGTAAAGAGTATTCAGGATGGGCAAGTTTCTAACCTCAGCGTTCAATCACCTGAATTAGTACCCGCTGCTGAATGGCTAAGCAGCAAATTAGCGGAAGCATGTGGCCTGCCTTCACCCCCATGTAGAATACTGCTAGAGCCAGAAAGCAATCAGTACGTTTTTGGCTCAAGAATCGACCTTGCTGCATACCGCGGTGCATTGGAAGTTCCGCAGTGGCGAAACTTACTGGAAAATTCCGATTTCCATATGCGTAAACAGTTATGGGCAATCTACGCATTCGATCAATTCATTTATAATGTTGATAGACACGTAAATAATTATCTCTATGTAGAAAATCGTCAGAAAACTGTTGCTATTCAGGCTTTTGATTTCAGTATGTCAGGATTGGTCATGGGTTGGCCGAACAGAACAGGGACATTACTGTTGCCAGACAACTCTAAAACAGCATTGGTTTGGACAATCATCAAGACAGTAATCGGAAGTGATCCTGCTTATCTCAAAAGTGCAGAAAACATCCTTTTGAAGCTAAGCTCTATGGACATTTCAGTGATAAAAGGTATTTTGAGTGGAATGCCTGATACATGGTTGCCGGTGTTGCGTCGCGAAGCGCTTTTGTCCTGGTGGGATAGCCAAGAGAAACAGGATAGGATCGACATTATAGATAACGAGGTCAAATCATGAATAAATTCTACTTTAGCATCATAAAATTGATTTCTGACCCTTTACGATCTGAATCTATTAATGTTGGCATTCTGGTTCTGACAGAACATGGCTTAGATATTAGATTATTAAAGACTGAGCAAAAATTAAAAGCCGTAAGCGACCGGTTTAGCTTATCCTTAATTGAAGACTTTACATCAGAAATTGAGTGGCTTTATGAAATAACTAAAGATTTTAAGTCATTATCGAAACTTTGCAGTAATGGAAGCGTTCAAATTTCCGAACCCGGAATGTTTGTTCTACGAGATGCTATTGCGTATGAGAGCAAATTAGAGCAATTAATGAAAGATTATGTTCAACCGGCGTTTACTAGCGATCGCTCAAAACAAAATAAAAGGATAATTACTGAGCTTAAACAAGAGTTTAACCGAGCTGGAATATTAGGGAAAAGCCATAACGATTTATGGAATCATAGAGTGGTTACTAATTTCCCAATAGCTGAGGAAGAAGGTATTTATGCTGAGTTATTGCTAAAAAATGGTGCTTATCATTTAACAGAAACCTTAGACCTTCGTGGCGACAGTATGAAACAAAAGATGGGTGATTCAGCACTTAAGGCCATCACCATATCGAAAGCCAAATCAGTTTTTAATACAGGTGTTAAATCGTTTGTCGTATATGCAGCAAATTCAATTTCTGAAGAAAAATCCGGTAAAACGCAATTGAATTTGATTGAAGGCTATGCGGATAATGTGTTTAATCTTCTCAGTGAACAAGATATGGCACAATATTTTGACCATATGTTTGAAGCTGCTGGCACATCCCTTAGGTTTTTAAATTAGTATTCATACTACCCGGCCACTGCGCCGGGTTTTTTATACCCTAACCCACAGCCCCGAACTCCACGATCCCGACCAGCGCGTCGGGAATTTTTTGCCTGCAATTCGCCAGAGACCTCACAAATCCAACCCGTATAAACCTTCGATTTACAATTATTATTAACCCTGAGTTGACACAACTATAAACCAGTGATTTAATCACTATCACCAAGACGCACTACGAACCACCAAGGCAGGACGCCCACGAAGTAGCCGCCGACGGCATATGAACAGTCGGATGAGGTGGAGAGATTAACGCGCATCAGGTGTAAACGTTCCGCTGGCCGGCGATAAGGCAAACGAGGGTGAGAATGATTGATTTCGCACGCAAACCAGGACGGCAGCAGGCAGTAAAGCTGAACTTCTTCGAGGTGATTCTTCGCCGCTTATGCTACCTGCTAGCGCAAAAGGGGAATCCAGATGTGTAACTCAACAAAATGCGGGTACTGCAGCAAGCCGGTTGAACCGGAGAAAGTAGTCAAAAGTACCCTTCTCTATCGCAACGGCGCACAACTGGCGCGCAAAGAAAAAGAATACTGCTCTGAACGTTGTGCTTCGTACGACCAGATGGCCCACGAGGCATAACGTAAAAGCCGCGCAAGGCGGCCCGTACGTCCGGTGCTCCCGACCAAAGTTACACCGGAAAACTACTTAAAAAACCAAAGTTCACCCAATGGGCGCTATCTCTGGCCCGGGGATCTTACATCCAAAAAAGAGGATCTCACATGGAATTTTTCTATGTAGTTAAGGCTACGCAGAAATCCGGCAAAGAAGACGCAGTGATTTGGTTCACTGCGAAATCAGAAGCCCGTGCAAACCTGCAGCTCGATGTTGAGCTGGAAGATGCCGGTATTGAAACCGGCCGCGGTAAGGATTACGCCAAACCGGTTCGCACCGATTTCCCAGTGTATAACGACCTCCCGGAAGAAAGCACCGTGGATTACACCTGGTGCAAACGCTACGAACTGCAGGACGATGGATGCACCTGGCTGCCAAAGGCTGTTGCTGAGTCTACTGGAGCCATGGACAACACAGCGGCACCGGAAACGTCCGTTAATGTCGAAACTACCGTCGAGAGTGTCCCGCTTGAAAACCGCACTCAAGCTGTCCGTTTTGCCATCCATCTGACCAGTGACAAATACCTGTCACACATTACTAAAGAGCAGCAGCTGGCTGCCAGCGAAATGTCTCTGGATGAAAGCAACACCTATCTCCAGAACCTGCTGCGTGCAAAGAACGACATCCCTGAAGTTGCCAAACTCAGCCTGAACGCTGAGTGGAAACTGGTTCAGGCGATTAAGCAGGTATTTGCTCCAGATGAAGCGCACGAAACTGAAATTATCGCTGCATTCATGGCTGACTGGACGAGAGCAGATGCTGGCGATCGCAATCAATTAGTTGCAGAGTGGAGAAGCGGAAAGCTAACTCTTCTCAAATCAAAAAGCGCCAGCAACGCCGGTGTTACAACCGGTCAGGATCCAGAACCTGAAAACGGTATTCAGATTGACGAGAATGATGACGAAACCACACGTTATCCAGTCGTTCGAATGCCGTTCCGCAAGCAGCTACTCGCCCAGTTCACCGCCGACGAACTACGCCATCACGTAACTCGAGAAGAGTACGAAGCTATTAGCGCGCTGGAAATGGACACTGACAACAGCTATGTCCAGAACCTGCTGCTGGCGGCAGAAAACTGCGAAGAAGTGAAGGGTTACGATACCAAAGATCTTTGGCGCTATACCGACGCCATTCGCAAGGTGTTCAGCCAGGAGAAGCGTCACGAACTCGCTTTGGTTCTCCGATTCACCCGAATCTGGGCGGCAACTGATTATATCGATCGCGGCATTCTCGTTCGCGAATGGGCAGCCGGTAATCGTATCAGTAATGTTCAGCGCACTGATTCTAGGACCAATGCAGACGGTGGCTATGTGACGGATCGCGGCGAAGGCGCGCACCACACTCTGGACTCTCTCGATCTTGAGATCGCCTGTGCCCTGCTGCCTATGGATTTCCATCACTTTGAAATCCCCTCAAGCGTTTTGCGTCGCGCCAAAGAAATCGTGGCGAAGAAAGAAGAACCATGGAAATCATGGAGCGCCATCCTGCGTAATCAGCCCGGCATATTGGCGGTGAACCGTGCAGCAATCTTCAATCTGATCCGCATAGCGCCGGAAAACATCCACCACACGCCAGCGGCTCATCTTGAGTTTGTTAATAAAACCATGACGGCTGAGTTTATCTCTGCTGTGGAGTTACTGCCGTTGCCTACTCCTGTAGTTGAGACTGAAGCCCCAGTTGAACAACCGCAGGTTGAAAATCTCGGCAGTGGAGTGTTCTCCATCGATTGCCTTATGGGCGGAAATAACGATCCGGTCATCAATACCAGCTCAAATGAAGTCGAAAAAACGGAAAACACAGCGGAGACCACCAGCGATGTGCAGATGGAAACGGCTAAGCCAGAGAAAGACGAAGATGTTGGTTCGGTACCACCGGGCGAAAGCACTGATGCAGCTAATTCGCAGACAGATTCCGTAGAAGCAGACCAGTTGCAGGAAACAACAATTGACGTTCAGGAATCGACCCCAGAAGTGGAGTTCCCTGCAGACTTCGAACCTGGCCGATACGAAGGCCTACCGAATGCCGTTTATCACGCAGCGAACGGCATCAGCTCAACCCAGGTGAAAGATGCCCGCGTCAGCCTGATGTACTTCAACGCACGCCATGTGGCTAAAACCATCCCGCGCACAACATCCAAAGTGCTGGACATGGGGAACCTGGTGCATGCCCTTGCATTGCAGCCGGAAAACCTCGAAGCAGAGTTCAGCGTAGAACCTGAGATCCCGGAGGGTGCTTTCACCACCACCGTAACTCTGCGCGAGTTCATCGAAGCGTACAACGCCAGCCTGCCGGTGCTGCTAAGCGCTGACGAGATTAAAGCGTTGCTTGAAGAACATAACGCATCCCTTCCCGCTCCAGTGCCGCTTGGCGCGAGCCTGGAAGAAACGGCTCAAAGCTATATGGCTCTCCCTGCTGAGTAC